AATATATTTAAAATTTCTTTTAGAAATTTAACACGCAGTAATCCATTCCAATTGTCATGTCGATAGTATTTGCTGTTCCATCATCATCCCAATTCATATCACTAAATGAAGCATCTTTAATAAATGCACCTTTTATGATCCATTCAGATACTACATCACCTACTGGTCCTAATACATTGATAGTTAAATCTTTTTTATAGAAATCACTATATCCATCTCTACCAGTTACTGATTCATGGTGTAATCTTGTCCATTCCATCACAGCTTGTGCTCCTGAAGGAGTTATTGGATCAAATAATTGCATTGTTAGATCATTCCATCTTAATTTTCCTTTTACTTTTCTATAAGTGTTTATATGATTAAGTACGATTTCATCTTGTGCAAAACCCATTCCACTAACACCCTTAATGATGTAAGCTGGGATTCCATCTACGTACATAATAAATCTGTTAGCAACTTTTGGTTCAAAGGCTGTGAAAAATATTTCGTTTGGGTTTAATACTGCCATTTTATTTTTGTTTTATTTTTGTTTTATTATAAATATTATATCTTTCAATTTTTATGATGGAAAAGTTGCTCCAGTTGGAAGAATATTAAAATCTAGGTAAATAAATTCAGCTGTTTTAGTTGGCTGTAAATAAATTGCTCCTACCATTTGATTTCTATCTACTACATCTGGTCCATTATTTGAAGCATCCATTACAACTTTAAACGCGTATAAACCTTGTCTTTGTTGTACTGATTCTAAATATGGATTTGTTTGTCCTAAGAAATTGTTTCTTGTTGCTGCTGTATTTTGTTCAAATACTAAATTATCAGCAATTTGTGAAATGAAAGATTTAAGTTCAATTAATAGTCTTCTAACATTTACTCTATCTAAAGCTGATGCTTGTGATTGTAATGTTTTCTGACCAAATACTACAACTCCTCTTCCGGGGAATGTAGCTATTGGATTAACTTTTCCTGTATATAGATCATCTCTATTAGTTTGAGTTAATTTTCTTTCCGCCTGAGTTACCGTACCTAAACCGCCTCTGTTAATTCCAGCGGGTGCGAACCAAGCTTCAGCTGACTTGTCATTATACGCATACACACCAGGTATTAACGCTGATGGTACTGCCCATACTAACTGTCTTGAATCTGGATCTGCTAATTGTAACCATGGCCAATAACTTGCAACATATGAATTATCAACTGACGCTGCAGTTCCTGTAGTTGCTGTAATTGTTGAACCATAATTTTCTAAATCCATTAACGCGATTGCATCTCCTCTATTTTGAGTATTTGAAATCATTGTATTTAACGGAGTAGCATGACTAGCATTTGCATAAAGTAATCCTGGGGCTGTTATGATGTTATATCTGTAATCATCTCTATTAGCTAATAGGTTAAAAGCTGTTGTATATAAACCAACTCCTGATCCCATTTCTGTAGATCCCATACCTTGAGAATCTGTATTATTTACATTTTCATAATAATTAATACCTGCTCTATCACCTACTAATTTACCAGTTGCACTTTGCATTGATCCACTTTGTGCACGTGGAATTGAAGATGTAAATTCTGCTTTTGCACCTCCATTATTATCAAAATAATCTGGTGTTTTTAAATCTACTGATTTTACTCTTACATATCTTGAAGCATTTGGATAAGATCCTGTTACTTGTAAATATGGGTCAACGGTTGCAGCTCCTAATAATGTTTTTGTTTGATCACCAACAATTCTAGCTATGTAGTTAGATTGTTTTGGATCTAATGATACGTTAGGGAATATTTCTAATATTGATTTAGCTTTTGATGTATCATTACCTTGTCTAATTATTAAACTAAATACACCTGATCCTGTGTTAGGTGCTTGAATTTCCCATCTTATGTTGTTTTGAGATCCACTATCTAATGTTCCATTTGAACCTGTTGGACCTACACTATTCATTATAGCACCATCTGTTAGTGTTTCTAATGTAAAAGCATTTGAATCTACTATATTTGCATCAACTAGTGTTAATAATAAAGGAGCTGTTGGTGTACCTATATCTCCTGTTACTGTTACTATATCACCTACTGCATATCCTGTTCCTTGAGTTGATACTGTTATAGCTGTTGGCTCAACTAGTAAATCAGCTGTTGCTAATGTAATTGCAGCTGCTGATGATCCAGCACCTAATGATTCTGCTGCTATACTTAATACATCTGCTGCTACATATCCTAATCCTGCTGTTGTTACTGTTATACCTGTAATAGTATTTCCTGATATAACAACTGTTGCTACAGCACCTGTTCCTGTTCCATCTGATAATGTTATATTTGTATATTCAAGATCTACACCATCTGTTGGGTTTGTTGTAATTGAAGTTAATAAAGCATCTGCCGTAGTTAATAGTTTACCAGGGGTTACTGCTGTTGTTACATTTAATGTTAAACCTGATCCTCCTGATGGAGAAACTGTAGTTGCTACGTCTGTATAAGCTAAGGCTACTCCACCTGTTCCACCTGAAGTTAAAGACGCAAGTAAATTACCTCCTGCTTCTGGAATACCACTTTCTACCTCACTAAATACTGTTGTAGATACCGCTGGAGCCCATGATCCTGAAGCTACTCTATTTACTATTAATGATGTACCACCATTATTGAAGTAATTATACGCTGATATAGAAGTAAAATAAGTGTATTCGTCTGAACCACTTGAAAATGTACTTCCATAATTTGCTAAGTATTCCGAATAACTAGTAACTAGTTTTGGGACACCTACTTTACCTAATACTGTAGGACCAACTATAGCCGCACCGGCTTGTACTGGTTGCGAAGTTATCTGAGATTGATCATTTTCTCTTGCTAATACTCCTGGGGAAATTAATGTTTCTGCCATTTTATGTTATTTTTATGATAAATATACTAAATTTTTTCAAAAGTTTATTTACTTGGTAAGAATTCACCAGTTTCTAAAGAAATTTCTCCATTGCCATATTTTTCTTCTAATTCTTTAGCTAGTTTTATTTCTTTTTGTTGTAAACTTTTTAAATTTTCTTTTATTTGTTCTTTTTTTAATTTTAAATTTAAACTTTGCATCTCTATAATACCTATTGTTTCTGTAAGATCTCTATATTGTTGTTTTAGACCTTTTAATTCAGAAACTTCATTTTCTGTTAAAACTTTCTTTTCCATAAACTTTAATTTTTTTTTATTCCGTTATACATATTAATTTTTTTCTGTAAGATTATATTTTTATTAATATTATCCTAATTCAACTGATCGTGCTATTGAAGCTGAATTCATCATTGCTGTACCCCACACTTTAATTTGTCTTGGATCAGCAGAAGGAATACTTGTTTTTATTAATTTTAAACTAGCACCTACATATTTACTTGGTGCATTATAAATTGATGATGAGTAAGTATATGCTACACCTAATGTTTGAGTATGTCCACTATTAATTGCACAAGTTGAACCTGG